TGTCATAGTTTTTGAAGATGTCAGGATCTAGACCACTTTGTGCTGTCATTCCTTTGAACATGGAAAAGCCTGCTACTTCTAAATGAGCAATCATTGCTCCTGAGCATTCTTCAATATACTTCATAAAATGTTCGTAATTCTCGCTATTGATCCACGGAAGAAAATGAAAGTCTTTTCCTAAGACTCGAATAGAATGTGGTTTCTCATCAACAATTTTGATATTCATATAATCATCTAAAAGCTCTCGTAATGAATTTACTTCGTTAGTGTTTTTGAAATAACAATCATGATTTCCAGCAATACAATAAAGCATTCTATCGCCAATACGATCAAAGAACATTTTCTTAGCATTCTTCCAAGTTTGTATGTTGATGTATCTTCTATGCTCAAACAGATCTCCACAATGTATAACTGCAGCGACTGTATTATTTTCTAAGTAAGGGAAAAATACTTCGTCATAAAATTTCTTCTGATGATAGTAGAAAATATCAGAGTCTGATCTTGCTCCAAAATGCGTATCTGTAATTATGGCTATTTTCATTTTTGTGCTAATTGAAATAAATACTCAACAGGTTTTTTCTGAAATCCGTCTTTTTTTCTTTTTCTCTCTCTAGATTTTTTGGGAAGAAATTTGTCTTCATAATCTTCAATAAATTCGAGGTAGTTGTCAAACACTTCTAGATTATTATTGTCAGAAGTTTTGAAACTGCCTTTATCAAGTTCATTGGTGGCTCCCATTTCTTCACTAAAGTATTTTTTCTCAATCGATTTATACTTTACATATTCCTGCTTTTTTTCCTTGGCAATCCTTTGCAGGAACGAATAAAAGATTGCTTGTGTAAAATATGAAAAAGGATTGTTTGTTCTATCTGGATCAAACTTTGTAATGTTTGCTACACAAGTCAACACCCCATCCTGAATCATATCTTCCTTAAATGTATATGATGAGAAATTAGGTTTCTTCGCTAGGTTCTCAGCTATCAACAAAAAGCATTCTCCTAAGTAGTCAGGAATTCGAGGTTCTTCTCTTTCCTCTTTCTCAGCTTCTGCCAGTTTGTCATAGTATTTGACTAACTCATTATACATTTTTTGGTTTGATATGTAGTTTTTTTCTTTCATAATGTGAATATACGAATTATCGGCCAAAAATCAAAAAGAGACAAGCAAAAAATTAGACAAAAAAATAAAAAAATCTGTCACTTTTATTTGTCGACCTTGTGATTTTCCTGTATATTTAGACATGTTGGCGGTTGGGAAAAGTATTCTTTATAATAAGAGAATTATAAGAGTATATAAGAATTCTTAAGAATAACTCTATAGAGAGATAAAAGAGAGATATTATTATAATATAACATATAAATATATTTATAAGGAAATATATTATGATAAGATTTATTCTATTTTTATTATTATTCACTAACATTATATACTCTAAAGAATTTACAATAACCTGCACTGCAGTGATTGGTGGAGAAAGAACTTGTTTCATAGAAGGAACTGCTGACGGAAGGATTACATTTACCATTCCTTGCGACTGTGAGGTTGAGCCTTGTGTAGATCAGATCTTTGATGAAGACATGGATGATCCTTTTGACTTCGAAGAGCCTGAAGAATATGAAGAAGTAATTTCTCCTGACAGTATTCACATAACTCTCAATAAATAATTCTTATTATGAGAGATAAGAAAAAACAGATACAGAAAGATTATCTCAAAAATCTCCTAGTAGAAAACTTCTCTGAAAAAGAAATAATTGAAGAACATAAATTTCATCCGAGAAGAAGATGGAGATTTGATTTCTGTATTCCTGAACATAAGATTGCTATTGAGTATGAAGGAATCTTCTTCAATCCCATACAAGGGATATCAAGACATCAGAATGGCATTGGCTACTCAAAAGACTGTGACAAATATAATGCAGCAATGATCGAAGGCTGGAAAGTCTTTCGTGTTACTCAGCTGCACTTCAAAGAAGATAAAAACAAAAAGACTGGCATAAAATACATAGATGATTTGGTTGCTGAAATCAAAGATCTATGTCAGCCTGCTGTATTGTAAAGTTTTCTTTTTTGTAGATCTTGTGTCTCTCCTTCATATGCTTATAGGAATAATTTCCTATAGGAGTGACACCAGTTGTCTCAATAAAATCTCCAATATCAAACAGCTTTGCTTTTTCTTTACCTTCTGCTAATCTCAATCCTCGTCCGATGCTCTGAAGGACTCTAATTTTAGATTTACTAGGTGAAGCAAAAATAATGTTTGAAAGCTTAGGTATATTAATCCCTGTCGAATACGTCCCGTAACTTGCGACAATAATGGCATTTTTTTCATCTTGAACAGTCTCCCGAATAAATTCTCTATCAGTCTTCGAAGTATTGCCTGAAACAAAATAGACAGAGTGAGGCGTTCCCTTGTCCTGTATGGACTGATAGAGTCCTTCTCCGTGCTTCTCGACAAAAGTAAACAACACCAAAGTAATCCCTTTTAGGCTCGTTGCTAAGTTTACTATGAAAGAGTTTCTTTTTTTATTTAGGACTAGCCATTCCACCTCTTTGTGGTAATTCATCTGTATTGCATTAGCATCAACTTCTGTCATATGCTGTTTGAGTTGCATAGAATAAATTTCTAATTTAGATAAAATATCTCTTTCGATAAGAGCAGAAGTTTGTGTTGCTTTGTGGATGCTTCCAAACAATCCTATCAATATCAATTTGTGGCAATCTACATCATCAAGTGTTCCAGTAAATCCAAATCGTATGTTTGCGTTCTCGCAATTACTCATTATTTTTTTGAGAGACTCTGCCTTCGCAAGATGACATTCATCAACAATTACCATATCAAAATCTTTGAACCAAGACTTTGGTAATTTGTATACAGACTGCCATGTTGATATTGTAATAGGAAATTGATTATTCTTTTCGACTCCCCCAGAAATTTGGAAAATATGCTCATTGATCGTTTTGTTAGAATAAGTTGCAAAATCTTTATACATCTGATCAACAAGCGAGATTGATGGAACAATGAGAAGAGTCTTTTTCTTTTTGTGTATCGCAAAGTATTGCGACAACAGATAGATTATGAGAGACTTGCCAGAACCAGTAGGAGAAACAAAAACATTCCTAAGGTTTTTTGTTCCTTTGATAACTGCGTCTGTCTGAAAATCATGTGGAGTAAAAGGAAGTTGTATTGTATTGAGAAAGGACTCTGCGTCGCTTTCTCCTTCTTCGAAAAAATCTTTGTCAAACTCGATTTCATAATTTTTATCCTTCGCAAAGTATTTTAGATATTTGTGTAGACCATAATAGATAGTATTGTTTCTTGTGTTGAAGATATGAATCTTTCCGTCCCACTTCTTGGCTCTATACAAAGGCATATACTTTGCTCCGGGAACTTCAAATGAGAAGAAATCCCAGAGTTCTCTTTGTATAGAGTCATCACAAGTAACTTTCGAGAAGGCGTTGTTTACCTTCTCAACAAATATATCCATATTATGATCCGTTAGTGTATCTCAAAAAGTCTATTGCATTTTTTATTGTAAAGTTTCTGTTAGAAATTTGCTTTAGTATATCTTCCAACATTCCGATAGTTTCTGTGCATTCATCTAGTTTGTTCTTCAATGGCATCAATACTTCATCAGCTGACATGTAGTTGTGAAGATCTGTCTTGAGAACTTTGAGTCCAAATGGTTCCCATTTATATTGACGTAACACTTCTTCAGATAATTTTCCGTTGTAATATTCCCAGCGTAGTAACTTCATTTTTTCGTATCTATTTGTCACCAAGGGAAGTCTGCTTTTTTGTATTTGTAACAGTCTTAGGTATTTTGCGTGGAGTTTTGGGATTTTCAAAGACTCGCTATCAAGTTGTGTTGAGTTTACTTCGCAGTCTGTTTCCCACTCATCTACTATATCTTCTAACTTCTTCATTTAGTTCTCGTCAAAATATTTTTGTAAAGTTCCAAGACGATCGTCTGCTTCTGCCAGCTTATCTAATTCTAAATCGATGGCTCCTATAATATCAGGATGCTCGCCAATTCCAACTGGACTTCCTAGGTAAACGTCGATGTTTGTTTTTGCTTTTAGTATTTCTGCTTCGTATTTCAGACGAAGAGATTTGATTGCATTTGTTCTATAACTCATAATATCCTCCGAGATTCAATAACTTTATTTATATGATTGTAAAGTAGTCGTATGTAAAAGTCACGGTTGACAGAACAACTTCTGGATCTATGTTTGAATATTCTAGATCAATTGATTGTAATGCTATAGGAAATACCTTACTAAAAACTATTTTCTTTGTTGGTTGTTTGTTTGCATCTAAAAAGAACAAAGTAGCGTCAGCAAAGTCTTGAGTATTTTTCGTGGGATCTATAATAGCAGGCAAAAGATCTTCTCCTGAGTTTGCGTGGAATTGATCAGGTCTTTGTGAATTAGAGAGAGAAAGCATCCACTTATACAGTTCTTCATAATTAGCTAACTCTTCATCTACGATAAAGGTTGCAGTAAATTCTTCGTATGTTAGCTTTTCGCCATAC